CAAGGTGTCGCGCACTGCCGCAGCCAGTTCGGCGATCACATGCTCTCGCAGCCGTATTTCACGTTCGTGCCAGAACCGAAGACCCCCGTGCTGAAATAACGCCTCACTCACCAGTCGTCTCCCTCATCAATCATTTGGCCCTCAATCTTAAGCCGCTCGATCTCAGCCTCAAGCTGCTCAACGCGGTCATGCAGTTCAGCAATGCGCCGCGCTAACACTTTCGGGTCGGTGATCGACGGGTCTAGCTTAATCATCGCCCCACCCTCCTAAGTCTCCACGCCTAAACTTGATGTCGATGTCATCAAAGAGCGTGTTCTTTTTGTGTCGGAGAAACCACGCCGAGAACCCAACGAGAACTGCGGCGCAGCCAATAAGCATAGTATGTTTCATCTTCCCCAATCCTTTTCATCATCTTCTGCCATGAATGCGTCACGATACTCACGCAGCTCCTCGGCTGTCATATCGCAATCGGGAACATATCCCTCATCACGATAGCAGTGCGGCTTGTATCCATACCATCGGCCCCCGCTGTAGTAAGCGTCGGCAGAGCCGCATTCGGCTGGTGTTGTCGGGCCTATGTTTAGTCTGTGCGCCATGTCATCTCTCCTTCAGTTCAAATGTGACCAGTGATCTCCCTCTTCAATGCTGTTGGCCACGTCTTCCAGCACTGTGCAAATGATGTCAGCGCGTTCAATGTCCATTCCTGGGTCGGAGATCGCAGTCCCCAAGATATGATGGGCCGTGTCGCGAACGTGTTCGACAATGCGGTATCGCTCGGCCATCTTACCACTCAGGTTACTTTTCATATCGCGGCCCTTCTTTGCCTTCCGCCGCAATCGGACAACCCTCCGCCCACGCCGGAACTTCGACCATAAGGTCAATCATCTCGGCGAGTGTGCCATGATTGTCTGGTACTTCGCAAATGATTTCGTCATGCACAGACATAATTACGGGGTAGCCAGCCATCTCTAGCCGCATCATCGCACCGGCCATCAGGTCGCGGGCGGTGGCCTGGACTACGTTCTCTGTCAGCAGACCACCCCATATGATCTGCGATGTCCACTGCCGCGTCACGCTGTTCAAGGTGTCTACTTCAACGGCTTCGCGCTTGGCGCTCCACGGCGTCTCACGTTCCACAATGCGAGGGTTGTGGTACGTAAGGCACCGGCCAGACTTTAGTGGCAGTCTCGCAAACTGCCCACTTTGCGAGATCACTTCGCGGCAGTTCTCCAGAAACTCATCCTCTATATCGCGCCAGTAGTTCGAGATCGCGCTGTTGCTCTCACGATAGACATAGACAATGCGCTTGGCTTCTTCTGAATCCACTTCAATGCCCATCGCTTTGCATTGCTCGGCGAAGCGTTTGCCGCCCATGCCATAGCCGCAGCCGAGGATCGCCATCTTGCCAACTTGGCGTTCGTTCCCGTCAATCTTATCGACAGGCTTATTGTAGATGTCCTTCGCCATCACCTTATATACATCGCCGCCAGCAGCGAAGGTCTTGACCAGTTCCGTCTCACCGGCCAGCCACGCCAATACACGCGCTTCGATTGCCGCATAGTCCGCAAAGAGCAAGCGGTGTCCTGGCTTGGCGATTAACATCGAGCGCAGCAAGTCGGAGGCAATTAGTGTGCCAGCGCCGTGATCGGCAACCGACTGATCGTCCTTCAACTTGGCGATGATCTCGTTGAGTTCATCCTGTGATCGGCTTGGGCGAGGGAAGTTCTGTGGCTGGACGAGCTTGCCAGACCAACGCCCCGTGGCTGCGCCATGATAAACCAGCAGCCCGCGCATCCGGTCGTCAGCACCAGCCGCGCTCTCCATGCTATCTAATTTAGCAGTGCTGGACTTTGCGCCGTCCTGCCGCAGCATAAGAACCTTGCGGATCACGGGGTGAAGGTTGGGTAAATCCAACATCCTAGTGACGTGCTGCTTGTCCACGCTTTTTGTGGAGATGCCATAAGCATTCAGCCACTTCACCAGATCGACACCCTTAGTGGCTCCAGTTACTTGGCCTTTAGTTAAACGTGCTATCTCTGCGTCTATATCTTCTTTACTATTGTCGGCTAATACTCTGACGCGCTCAAGTAGATCGCGGTCGAGCATAACGCCTCGGTCGTTGACGCGCTGGTCAAGTAGAAAGACTTGGCGTTCCTGTTCGTCCATTTCGATCAGACGTTCGGCGACGGAGACTTCCGTCCGCACGTCCTGAAGGCAATAGTCGAACAAGGCTTGCATCTTGTCGGGCGTGTTCCACCATGTGTGCGTTCCATCGGCTTTTGTTTTGCGTGGCCGAGCCATGCGCAGCATCAAGCCTTGGCCTGTCTTATCCTTCTGCTGTTCGACGCCGAGAACGTCGGCAGCTTGGCCGAGGGCGCGGGGCAGACCCATCGCGCTGGCCTGTGCCATTGTGCAGAACCATTGCGAGGAGCGAGTGCGCGGCCATTTGTATCGCTCGACCATGATCTTGTTCCAGATCACGCGCTCGAAGTTGGCATTCCAGGCGCGCAACTTACCGCCTTCAACAATGTAGTCTTCGAGGCGCACATCCATTTCCATGTCGGGCGTCCATAGCTTCGGCTCTTCATCGTCGAAGGCGTAGGCCATGCACCAGATGTCCGTGCTGTCGTCGTCGGCGTAGATATAGACGCCGGTCTTACGCAGATCGACAGCACTGCGTGTCTCAAAGTCGATTGATACGATCATGTGATCTCCTTCACCTAAAGGCTGGCACACTCATCCACAGGTAGTCAAGAAAAAATTACTGTTGCGCTGGCGGGGTGGTTTGTGCCAGCATAAGGAGCGCACTTTCAAAACGAGAGGTTTATATGCTGACATTCAAAAAACTATTCGACGCTGGCTTTACAGATTTGGTTAGCGTTATACCGCCTGGCGCTCCGCTGTCGGAGATGTCGAAGATCGCCGCAGATCAGGCGGGCAAGGCGCCAGGCCGGGAGAATGCACAAGGAACATGGGGCGGCTATGCGTGGCAGGGATATACGCCCACGGCTAACGACATCGAGAGGTGGGATCGCAGCCGTGCCAACATCGGCCTGAAAGCCAGCAAGTTTCCAGCCCTCGACATTGATGTAGTCAACGAGAGTTTGGCGCGCATCATCGCAGACATGGCGACAAAGGCGCTGGGCAAAGCACCGCTTCGCATAGGCCGCGCACCTAAACGCCTGTTGATGTATCGTACCGAGGAACACATCGGACGTATGCGACTGCGCTTCAAGGATGGCAAGGGCGTCGAGCAACTCGTAGAGTTATTAGGTGACGGCCAGCAGTATGTCATAGCCGGCGTTCATCCCGTTACCAGAGAGCCGTACACCCTCGACCAAGATATTTCGGTGCGAGGGCCGCGCTGTCTTCGCAAGGTGGGTCGGACACAGGTCGAAAAGTTCTTTGCTGATCTTGTCGAGACGCTGGAAATGACAGGGTGCGAGATCATTCATGCCGATACGGCGGCTGAGAGGGCCGTAGAGAGGCAAAACGTGGATCAGGCAGGGTTAGTAGCTCCGAGCGTGGAAAAGCTCTCAGCGGCCCTTAGAATGGTTCCTAATACGTCTGAGCATTTTCCGGATCGGGACGACTATATCCGGATGGGTTACGCTATCAAGGCTGCGGCTGGGCCTGACAATCAGGGCGATGCCTTGGCGTTGTTCACTGACTGGTCGATGTCGTGGGAGGATGGAAGTAATACAGTTGAGACTATCGAAGCTGACTTCGGCAGGATGCACCCGCCTTACGAGTTGGGTTGGGACTGGATCGAGGGCAAGGCGAAGGAGTTCGGCTGGAAGGCAGAGGTGACAGAATTTGACACCCTTGATCTGGATGACATCGAGTTCTCTGATCTGTTAGCAAGTGATAGCGAAACGCCGGTTGAGTATAGTGACAGTGCATTAGCGAGCCGGCTGGCCAGGTTGCACGTTTCTGACATACGATATGTTGCCGGTGGGATGGGCTGGGTGGCTTGGGATGGGGTCAAGTGGGCGCGGGATGTAGCCAAGAGGCACATGGCCTATACGCGCACCGTATGTTCCAAGGCTTCGGCGGAGGCGCTTGTTCGTATTCAACAACCAGCCAAGGCCGAGAGAGTGGCGGCACGGTGTGCGTCTTGGCCTGTGATGCGCAACGTGGCGCAGATCGCAGAGACTGATCCAATCATGCAAGTGACGGTCGATAGGCTGGATGCGGATTTGTATTTGCTCAACACGAAGAACGGCGTTGTCGATTTACGTACAAGTGAGTTGATGCCGCATGATCGGGCGAAGCTCTGCACGAAAGTAACTAGCGTGGAAGTGGACTTTGATCGTGGTTGTCCGCAGTGGCATGCGTTTCTTAATGAGGCGTGTAATGGCGATGAAGAGTTGAAGGGGTATTTGCAGAGGCTCGCAGGGTATGCAGCCACAGGCAGTACGAAGGAGCATGTGCTGGCGTTTGCACATGGCTCAGGAGGTAATGGCAAAGGGACTTTCCTCGGTGCGTTAGGTGCTATCCTTGGCGATTACGCTGCTGTGGCTAGTGCGGACGTGTTCCTGGCGTCGAATAACCAGAGGCACCCGACCGAGCTTGCGGCCTTGATGGGGGCGCGGCTGGTTCACGCGCAGGAGATCGACCCGTCACGCAAATGGGATGAGGCCAAGGTCAAGAGTCTGACTGGCGGGGATAAGATAAGTGCAAGGTTCATGCGGCAGGACTTGTTCGAGTTCGATCCGCAATTCACGCTGGTCATCGCAGGTAATACTCGGCCTGAGATAACTAATGTGGACGATGCGATGCGCCGGCGTATGCACCTCATCCCGTTCGAGACAAAACCTGCAAAGAAAGATGTAGACTTGCCCGACAAGTTGAAAGAGGAATATCCTGCAATCCTGGCGTGGATCGTGGAAGGGGCAAAGCTATGGCTGGCGCAGGGTCTGGCTGCGCCAGAGGTCGTGGTCAAAGCAACGCAAGAGTATCTTGAGGGAGAGGACGCGCTTGGCCGGTGGATCGAAGAGCGGTGCGTAGTGCATCCCGAAAGTGAGGTCGGGACAACAGACGCGTTTAATGACTTCAGGGATTGGGCGCGTGAGAATAATGAGGCCAAGGGTAAGGACTGGAGCCAGCGCAAGTTCTCGTCAGAAATGAAGCTCAAAGGGTTTGGAGCAACCAAAGATCGGGCGTCACGTACGAAACGTGTGTTCCGTGGTTTGGAGCTATTGCTTGGCGAGGAGGATCAGATTGTCGTTGATGCTTTGAGGATGGATGCGGCTGCGGACTTCTTCGGGGTGAGGGTTTCGTTCGATGATGATGAAGGGGATTTGATGTGAGCGATGTGGTCAACAAGCCAGAGCATTACAGGCAAGGCGGTTTGGAATGTATCGAAGCTATTGAGGCCTCAATGAGCCGCGAAGAGTTCCAAGGCTACCTGAAAGGTAACATCGAGAAATATGTCTGGCGCTATCGTTACAAGAACGGAATCCAGGATTTGCACAAGGCAAGATGGTATCTCGACCGGCTCATCTTGGCCTTGGAAACCTAGAATTGTGGATGAACTGTGGAGGGACGCTTAGAAGTGGCTTGGGGACGGGTTGGGGACGGGTTTGGGGACAGCTAAGTGCTTGATTTTAAACCTTGGGGACGGAAGGGACACTTATTTCCAAGTTAATACCCCTATACGATTCTGTTAGGGCGTCTTAGAACGCTTTAACAAAACCATGGGGGGGTTAAACTCAGAAATAAGTGTCCCTTCCGTCCCATGTGTCCCGGACCATTGAAAAATAAAGAGAATATTTTATCCACATGTGTCCCCAAAGTGTCCCGAAGGCCAACAAACCCGTCCCCAAACGTTGTAATATTATTGCTTTTGGCCGAGAAGTGTTAAGTGTTAAGGCGCTCTAAGTAAGGGCGCTGGACGGGTTAACAGGGAACGCCTTAACGCTTTAACAGGGGGGCGGGTTAATCCCAAAGGTCGTCGCTGTTCGGATCGGGCAAGTCGTCCGCATCGAGATTTGATGAGGACACTTGCTTGATCGGTGCAGAGACTTCGATCGTCTGTTGCTCAGGCTGGCCAAGGTTTAGCTGCTTGAGCGCGTCGAGGTGCATCTGATTGACGTTCACTTGCACCGCCGCTTGCGCTGGCGCGGCCTTGTATTTGTCGGGGTTCGTCACACCCGCGAGCCATTTTCTGGTCTCGACCTTCAAGCGATCAGCGTTGGCCGAAACGCCATCCGATTGGTCGGCAATGTCGAGACACTCTTCCGCCCATGCATCCGCCGCGAGCGCCCTTGCTTGCCGAAAGCGGTCTTGGCGTTCGGGGTCTTGCTTGATCCAGTGATAGAGCGATAGGTTGCTAATCTTCAATTCACGCGCAAGCCCTGCCATTGTCATTCCGCTTGCGATTTTTTCGAGCAGCGTATGCTCGCCGACCTTGTCTAGATTGCTGGCGATTGTGCGCCGCCTGATATGTCCAGCCATGTCATTCCTCATTGGGTTGTTGAACGCTGGACAATATAAAGACGGGCCGACCATTAGGCCAGCCCGTCGGTGTTAGGATATGAAATAGATAAGCCAGCCTAAAAGATAGACGCCCATCACTATGCGCGCATCGCGCGTCTCTCTATCCATCGCGCCGCCTGACGCAAGCATCTGCTATCGTCTCGAATAGCAGCGCAACGGGTTTGCTGACGCGCCGATCTCCCGCTTCGTATCGCCTGATGCAGCGATCAGTCACGCCTAGTGCTTCAGCGGTTGCGCGCTGCGTCCAGCCCAAGTCCTGGCGTATCTGGCGGAACTGTTCGGCAGTCATAGCAGCCCTCTCGATCTGCAAGCTTGCTCAAAGTGACCAACACTTAGGCCATAGAGGCCAGCCGCGTCTCGGTATCGCGTCCGCAAGTTTGCAAGGCGCTGCTCTGTCTCAGCCATTTCGCGCCGCAATGCCTCCCGCTTTCGAAACAATAGCGCACCATCCATGCAGAGGGCGTCCGTTTTAAGTTTGAGTTTGTCCATCAATCGTCCTCTCTCATGTGGTGCCGCAACGCTTCCCGCGCCGCTTCTAAGTTTCGGTCCTTATCTTCGAGCCGTTCGGCAAGGGCAATCGCCAACTCGTGTCCGCTTTCCTTGCCCTCTTCGATTAGGCGTTCAGCTGGTTCGCTGCGCCAATATGTGCGATCTTGTTTCATGCCGCCACCTCTTCGCGTTCATAGTGCCGGGATAATTCCCACCAATTCACCGCGCCCAAGTCTATCCAGTCGCCGATAAACAGGCGCTGGCCCTCCGGCATTGCGGTTAGTGCTTCGTCTACAAAAGCCTCCACGTCGCTGCGCATTGTGTCGCCGTCTATGTCTTCGCCGTCTTCAACTAGCTGCGCCCAATAGTCACCCCAATGAAGGTTGACCGTCCACGTTTGCCAGTTAGTCCAGCCGTTGCAAGTGTTGTCAGCCATTGTCTGTTACCTTTCCTTTTAGCCTGTCTCTTCAGTGACAAGGCGGCTAATCCTTGCCAGACGCGGCCTTGGCCGCGTTTCGACTAATAGGGCTTCATTTGGCGACGTGGAAGCGCGAAGGGTCGAGCAGCGACCAATAGGTGCGCGCACGCCAGCCCATCACGTCGAAATCGCGCTTGTGGGCGTACTCCATGCCGCCAGCGGCCTCATTAAAGCGGAACACGCGCACGTCTAATCCGAAAATAGGCTCCACCACGTCGATAAGGCCAATGTCGCCATTGGGCGCGGCGTATTCTTTGCAGCGAATGAGAGTAGTCATGATCAGTTGCTCCGATTAGAATGAGTAGGAATGCGTGGCGGGCTTGTCGCTGGCGGTGATCGCCACGATCACGCCACGCTTGGCGAAAACGTCATTGGCAGCAGCGCGTGCTTCGGATTCGGTAGCAAAGCGCCACGGCTTGCGATTGGCGTGAACTTCATATGTCATCTCACTTCTCCCTCTTTTCAGGCCAACAAGCGATTGCGCCCATGATTGCGATTATCAAAACAACAAATGCTTCAAATGGCATTTATCCAATCCCCTCGCTGATAGAATCTAGACACCAGTCCGCCATAGCCTCCAAGTCATCGGGGCCATATAGCGGACCGCGCAGATGTGTAATGCATTGATGGCGATAGAACGTCGGAACGCCTAGCGTAGCGAGATAGGCGGCGGCTTCGCTGTAAGTCATTTGCATTTGTATTCCCTTTCCTTTGATTGATTGCTTGAGTAGGGAGGCCGAAGCCTCCCCGTCGGTGTTAGATTGCGGCAACCGCGTTCCATCCGGCCTCTGTGACCATCAGGTACGGGCGCTTGTTGACTTCAACCGCTTTCACCCATCCGCGATTAATAAGAGCAGTTTCGGTTTGCGGGCGAATGTTGAGAAAGTGGCGTTCAGTGCGTTCGAACTCTTCAGCAATGTGCTGTATTGCTTTGTATTGGGCTACAGTCATTTCCTTTTCCCCTTTGCAAAATGAATGACGCTATCAATTGCGGCAATCATCGCCGCGCCAAGCGCTAACAAACTGGCAACGTGAAATATGCCAAATCCATCATTACCAGCATAAACCCATGTGAACGCACTATAGGCGGATGCTGCTAGTGCGAATTTTGTTGAACTTTGCATCATGGTGTTCCTTTCCTTTGCAATGTCCCCGATAATACAGGACCAATGGACCTAGTCAAACAAAATATCTATGCATACGTATGCATAGGCGTAAAACAGGGGAGAGAGACGCCGCCGCAAGCCCTTTTCGGTCCCGCCTCTGCCGCGATTTGGAAAGGCCGTAAAACGCCTTTACACCCGGTCTGCTATGCAAGATATTGATATCAAAGATATCTTTTTATGTATGCGCGCGCTTGGCGCCCTAGCCTTTGCGTTTTTTGGCCCCCCTACCCTGCCGGTCGCGGGGGGTGACGTACGTATAACCTGACAGATACCGATTTTTCGCAGAAACCCCCCTACCCCCGCCACTTCCCGGCCAAGCCCCCCTCACAAAAAAATTATAATTTTTAGCTTGAATAGTGTTAAGGCGCTCGTTATGTACCGCCTTACCAACAAAGGAGATGGAATATGGCTGTTTATGGCTACACCCGTGTGTCCACTGAGGACCAAGTTGAGAATACCAGCCTGGATGATCAGGCCCGCCAGATAAAAGGTATTTCGATTACCCACGATCTGGAACTAGATCACATCTATGAAGAGAAAGGCGTATCGGGCGCGGTCCCGCTCCTGCGCCGAGAAGAAGGCTGCAAGCTGGCGTTTCTTCGTGAAGGCGACACTGTAATTGTATCGAAGCTCGACCGAATGTTCCGTGACGCCAGGGACGCACTGAACGTCATTGGTGATTGGGAGGAGGCCGGAATAAACCTTATTATTAACGGCTATGGCAACGTCATGGACAAGAACAACCCGAACGGTCGTTTCATGCTCGAAATCATGGCGGTGTTTAGTGGTGAAGAGCGCCGCAGGATCAAGGAGCGCGTACTCGCAGGCCGCAGGGCCAAGAAAGAGGCCGGTGGTTTTCTGGGCGGAGAGCCGCCATTTGGTTATTCGTTATCAGGTAAGGGCCGAGGATCGCGGCTGCGCGAGAACCCCGAAGAGCAAGATGCGATTGTGACGATGAAAGCTGCGCGCTTGAAAGGCTACAGTTACCGCGACATAGTCAAGATCATTGCCAAGAAGCATGGCATCGACATCAGCCATGTCACCGTTCGCAAGATCATTACAGGAGAGCATTATGACTTCGTCCACCAGCCCTAAGACAAAGAAGAAGGCTACGAAGCCTAAAACGACAAACCCGTCCAGAGCCGCCAAAGCTGCAAAGGAAGCTGCGGACTTAATGTCCCAGAGCAGCCAGCAGCAGCCAAACTTCTTTTTGCAGTTTTTGAAGAAGTATAAAGACGATCCGGCTGGTTTCGTGCGCGATGTTCTGCGCGTCCGCCCAGACCCGTGGCAAGTCAAGTTTCTTGAAGCGATCAGCAAAGGCCACCGCCGTATCTCGGTGCGATCCGGCCACGGCGTAGGCAAGTCTACTGCGGCATCCTGGGCGATGTTACATTACTTTTTGACGCGCTATCCGGTGAAGGTGGTCGTCACCGCGCCGACATCCAGCCAGTTGTTCGACGCCATGTTCGCCGAACTCAAGCGGTGGGTCAATGAGTTGCCAGATGTTCTGAAGACGTTGGTTGAAGTTAAAAGTGACCGTATCGAACTCAAAGCATCGCCGACTGAAGCCTTTATTTCTGCGCGTACCTCGAGGGCGGAGACTCCCGAAGCGTTGCAGGGTATTCACTCGGACCATGTTTTGCTGGTGGCCGATGAGGCGTCTGGTGTTCCAGAGAGCGTGTTCGAGGCTGCGTCGGGTTCGATGTCTGGCCATAGCGCCACGACCTTGCTTCTAGGTAACCCGACCAGAAACACAGGTATGTTTTACGACACGCACAATCGCCTCAAAGGCGAGTGGAAGACTTTTCATGTGTCGTGTCTCGACAGCCCGCGTGTGTCCGAAGACTTCGTCAAGGAGATGCAACTACGATATGGCGAAGATAGTCCCGCCTATCATGTGCGCGTTCTAGGTAACTTCCCGCCACGCGAAGAAGACACCGTGATCCCCGTTGAACTGATTGATGGAGCTATGAACCGCGACATGGGCGTGAACGAGAACGCTGCTGGCGTGTGGGGTCTGGACGTTGCGCGTATGGGTAGTGACGCCAGCGCCCTAGCCAAGCGCCGAGGTTCCGTCGTCGAAGAGATACAGACCTGGAAAGGGCTGGACTTGATGCAGTTGACGGGGGCTGTCGTGGCCGAATACGAGGCACTGCCGCCCAGCAAGCAGCCAGTCGAGATATTAGTCGATAGTATCGGGCTAGGTGCGGGTGTTCTTGACCGTCTGCGTGAATTGGGCTTGCCAGCCAGAGGTATCAACGTGGCGGAAAGCCCGGCGATGAAAGGCACATACGCCAATTTACGGGCCGAGCTTTGGTTTAAGGCCAAAGCCTGGCTGGCAAATCGTGATGTGAAGATACCTAAAGATGAAGTCTTGTTCGCCGAATTAGCTGCGCCAAGATATAGCTTTACCTCCGCCGGCAAGATGCAAGTCGAGAGTAAAGAAAGTATGAAGAAGCGCGGCCTTGGCAGTCCCGACAAAGCTGATGCGTTATGTCTTTGTCTAGCCACAGATGTATCTACGGCGTTGCATGGATACTCACTGTCCGCCGCAAACAAAGGCCCGCTGCGCAGAAACATTAGGGGGCTTGTGTAATTAGACTATATTAGACTATATTAGACATAGCTCCTCTGCTTAGGGTAGAGCGGCGCGAATAGGGTTTTCCTCCTCTCCTTCCCTTATTCGTTGCTTTAGGGGGTCGGTGCGCGCAATCACCGGCCCCCTTTTATTTAGACAAAACAAAGTGTATTGTCGTGTCTCTGAAAGTTGACGGAGGGGGTCCGTGAATGACAGAGACGAAAACTTGCAGTCGCTGTAATCACGAGCGGCCAATAAAGGAATATTCTAGCAGACGCACGTTCTGCAACAGATGTCATAATCTTAACCGCAGATATAAACTTAACTACGCCGAACTTGTAGATTTGCTTGAAAGTCAGAACGGCCAGTGTGCTATTTGTTCATGTGAGCTAGATGTTGAAACTGACAAACATGGCCGTCAAAGCGTCGTAGATCACTGCCACGACACTAACATTGTACGCGGAATTTTGTGCCATCTCTGTAATCTCATGCTAGGCTATGCAAAAGATCGCGCAGTTGTGTTACAAGAGGCAATTCTGTATTTGGACAAAAAGCGTTCCGCCGAGCGTAAATAGGACAAACTAGATGGCGAAATACCGCGACAACAGTAAACCCTCCGACGAGGAAATTGACATGGCCGCTAACGGCGAGATGCCGGAGGACATGGAAGAAGAGGAGTTTCAGGGCGTCACTGAAGACGACTTACACGGTATTGTCTCAGCCGAGATAGATGACGCCGTCGATTATGTTGATGATGTTATCAGCCCCCAGCGAGCGACAGCCGGCGAATATTACAAAGGCGAGCCGTTCGGAAACGAAGAAGAAGGTCGCAGCCAAGTCGTATCAATGGACGTGCGCGACACCGTCCAGGCTATCATGCCGTCAATCATGCGCGTGTTCTTTTCCGCCAACAATGTTGTCGAGTACGCGCCGAACGGGCCGGAAGATGTGCAGAGCGCCGAGCAGGCGACGGAATACGTCAACTACTGTCTGACCCGCGATAATAACTTTTTCAACGTCTGTTACTCGTCTTTCAAAGATGCGCTGATCCGTAAGAACGGTATCATGAAAATTTGGTGGGACGAAGAGAAGAATGTCGAGACTATCGACTATACTGGACTAGACGAACAATCCTTCACTGTTCTGGTATCCGACCCTGACGTAGAACTTCGTGACGTTGAAATTGAAACCTCGGAAACAGAAACTGTCGGCCCCGATGGTATGATGATGATGTCGCAGACGCCTGCGACGTACTCTTGCACCGTTGTCCGCACAACAACTAAGGGCCGCGTTGCTGTAGCGTCTGTTCCGCCTGAAGAGTTTCTGATCGACCGCCAAGCGAAATCTCTGGAAGAAGCCGAATTTGTCGGCCACCGCCGGTATGTAACTGTCTCCGATCTTGTTAAGATGGGCTACGACCTCGACGAGATTGAAGACCTTGGCTACGAAACAACCGAAGACTTTAATGGGAACGAAGAAGCCTTCGACCGGAATCCGGACGCAACGATACTTGGCGCGGGCCGAACAGACCTCGCAAGCCGTAAGATCGAATATATTGAAGCGTACCTCTATGTAGATATGGACGGCGACGGTATCGCCGAACTGCGCCGTGTCTGTGTCGGGGGCAGCGCCTACCGGATTTTGCACAACGAACCGTGCGATCACATCCCGTTTGTAGACTTTTGTCCTGATCCAGAGCCACATACCTTCTTTGGTATGTCGATTGCGGATGTCGTTATGGACATCCAGCTTATCAAGTCGAATATCCTGCGTAATATGCTCGACAGCCTGGCGCAGTCTATCCACCCGCGTACTGCTGTTGTCGAAGGTCAAGTCAACCTCGAAGACGTAATGAACACCGAAGTAGGTGGTATCATTCGTATGCGCGCACCGGGCATGGTGCAGCCGTTCTCCCAGCCCTTTGTCGGCCAAGCAGCGTTCCCGATGTTGCAGTATATGGATGAACTGCGTGAGAACCGCACAGGTATCAGCAAGGCCGCTGCGGGTCTTGATGCAAACGCGCTTCAGTCGTCTACCCGCGCTGCGGTCGCGGCGACAGTCACCGCAGCACAGCAGCATATTGAACTCATCTGCCGTAT